CTCAGACATCTCTCTGCGGACGTCTTCGAGCAGCCCGCCGCTTCGGCTTTTCGTCGTCACGAGTTCCCTCCTTTTTGCGCAGGTTGATCCACCCGTCATCGTCTGGGATGCCGCCGCCGGCGTTGTCCTCGTCGTCGTCCAACTCCGGCGGCAAGATCACCGCCTTTGCTGGTGGCTGCGGCGGCGTGTGCTTGGCGCGTCCCATGCCACCTAGCGTGGCAGCACTGTCAAGCGGATGGCGTGACCTTGCCCCACTTCCCCGCCGGGCACTCCTGATCCGCCCACGACAGCTTGCTGACGTAGCCCGCAGCCCGTGCCACCGGGCACCCGCACAGCTGGCAGGCGTTGTCCTTGAGATGCTCGCACGTCAGGCAGATGTCATGGCGTCGGATGATCTCGGCGTCATCGCACATGGGCAGCCCGGCGGCGACGTGCGAGGCGGCGGCGGATGCGAAGTTCTTGATCTTGGTCAAGAACGAGGGAGCGTCGGTGCGGGCGAGGTCGGGTAGTGGCGGTGGTGGCGGCTGCGGCTCATGGCCCGGCTTCGGCGTGCGTGGATACGCCGGGTGCTCCACGTCAATCGTCCACTCGTCGCCGTCCTGCGAGACGACGCACGGCAGCACCTCGTCAAGCGTGTAGCCACGCTCGACGCAACGGGCTTCCAGGTGGGATTTGTTGCATTTAATCATGGGAGTGGGTTAAACGAAACGGATATAGAGCCTCCACGCGCAGCAAAACCGTAGCTACCGCCACCGCTTATCTGTAACGGAACTACAGACTGCAAATCTACTAATAATGCGCCGCTCGCAGAGACAGCTCCAATCGCTCCGCTACACGCCTCGTAAACACCCACACCGCCGCCAGAAAAGCCGACATTGCCAGGCGTCAATCCGGTGCGATCGCATGCCGTGCTAGCGGCTGTTCCAGTCGTGTTTACTTGCACCTTCACTGAAAACCGAACATCAGATCCAACAGTAAAAAACACAAGTATTATCTGAATTAGTGCGCCGCTTGACGCTGAAATCTGACCAACGTACGCGCAACGTGGCGTTGCACCGCTTACGCTACACACAAGCGAACCGAGGAATCTATTGTCCTTAGCAACAGACCCAGAGCCAGCCACCGACACTGAGTAAGACGCATCAGGGCATTCATAAGACGCAAAAGCAGTCTGATAAAAGCCTGCCGCCGTGCCCTGTGTCCCAATCGCAATGCTTCCAAGGTCGCACAGGTCGCACGGATTCGGGCTGCACGTCGTCCCCACCCCCTTGAACACCTTCCCCGGCCCCTGGCACTCAGACTGCGGTCTGGCCGTACACGTCGTGCCTTCGCAGCACGCGCCATCCGAGCAGCAACCGCAGTTGCCTGCGATCTTGCCGTCCTTGACGATCAGCGATCCGTTTTTGGTGGCGAGTGTCATGTGCAGGCCGTGGTATCAATCCACGCCAATCCGCCGTTGGCGGCGTGCGTGAGCACTTGCTGCTTCGACGCTGAGTAGCCCGTCAGGCTGTGCCAATCCCAGCCGACGAGCACCCACTCATCAGCAACATAAGCAATGAAGCAAACGGAGCCAGATAGCGTGGCGATGTAGTTCTTCGCCGTGTAGGTCGCACCAGAGACGACGGCATCAGTAACCGTTGTCGTGCTGCCTTTCGTCCATGTGCCAGTGAACGTGCCACGAATCAAGCCAGCCTGCATCCGAATCAGCGCCCACGTTGAATTCTTCCACAGCACATGAGCCCCAGACGCCTTGCCGAGATCCGCCGCCTTCAGCTGCACCACGCCACCCACAGCCACTCGCCCGACCTTCCCGCTCTCAATCGGCTCCACAGCGACGCACCACGCCGTCGTGGTCGCAGACGGCGTGCCGCCCTGCAAGACGGGCATTTCCTCGAAGGACGCCGTAGCACCGCCTGCCGACGACGTAGGCGTGATCTCGACTCCCGTGATTGCCAGTACGCCCCAGCGAGCGACGGTGGTGGACGCCTTTGCGTAGCACCATGTATACGGCTTGAGCACCGGCGAGCCGGGCACGCCTTCCGTGCCGGGATTGGCACCGAGCACCAGGTCAGCAGCGTCTTGCGCCCGATTCCACGCACGGGCACTTATCGCACCGCGTAGCGGCTGGCCCTGCTCTAGGCGTCCGTCTGGGCGAGGCATCAGGTTACCCCGATGCCGAGGGCCGAGAAGTTCGAGTCTTTGTAGACCTTGTTGACGTACACCGCCCTTGGCTTTTTCAGCAGCGAGCCGCTCGACACGGCGTCCTCATATCGCACCCACAGATACTCGTGACCTTTTTTTGAGATCCCCGTGATGTCGCCGATGGTCTCGCCAGTCACGTTTTTCGACGCTGCGAAACGGAACGAGAGCGACCACGGGCCGCTGCCCTTTTGGTCGTCCCACTCCTGCGATCCCGAGCAGCCGAGAAACAAAACCTCGCCCGCTTCAAAGCCACGGAACGCTGCGTTGTTCGTCGTGCCTGTCACGCCAGCCACGCCGCGAATCCAAGCACTCGTCACGTAGCTGCTCGGCACGTCGTACGATTCCTGCCACGACAACTGCGGAACGACAATGTCCACGCCGTTGACGCCGTTTGAATCGACGCCGATCGCCTTCTGCTGGTCGGGTGCGTTACTGCCGAAGCGAGACTCGGCTTCCGCCTGCGTCTTGTGTTGCGTCCCGCCGGTCGTGTCGAACGAGCGAGCACGCTTCAGCGGTGCGGTCGCGTCATCATCGGCACCCGTCTTCTCGTAGTTGATCGTCAGCTGCCAAGCCTCGTCGCCGAGGTATGAGACAGAGTAAGACTCTGCCATCAGCTGCACGCCCGGCACGCCTGGGTATTGCCAATACCTACCGTTCGCGCTCACCTCTGCGTTGATTGCAGAGTGCAGCGCCGTATCGTCGGCGGTGCCGAAGATCTTGTAGCTCTTCACGTACGACGACGCAGCCTTCTTGCCCTTGCGGACAATCGTCGCCTGCCGAGAGTCGCCGTCTTCTACCCAGACTAGGCTCATGCTGCCACTCCTGCTTGCCCCTGCTGCACAAGCTGACCAACACCCTTCGCCGTCTCTTCCGCAGCCTTCGCCGTGCGTTCCGCCAGCGACGAGCCAAAGCCCATGCCGCCGAGGTTCGCCGAGAACGTGCCGGCGACTTCGCTCTTGCTGACTGACGAGTCAGCACCCGCAGCACTGGCACCGGCAGTCGCAGCCTTCTTGGTAGCGTCTTCCGTCGAAGCGTTTGCGGTCGCCACGTTCACGCGCGAGAACGCTGCGTAGTAGGCGTCCAGTAGCTTTGACTCCACGTCGCCGCCGACGTTGCCACGCTCAATCAGTGCGTCAATGCTTGCGCCGATGTTCGTTATGTCGTCCAGCGATGACGCCGACCCGAGAGCTTCCATCAGCTTGGCAGCTGTGGCGGCGTCCTTCCGGCGTTCACTCGCGCCGGTCGTGGCTTCAGCCAACTTTCCTTCCGCCGCCTCGACGCCAGCACGACGGTCGTCGGCTCGCTGCTGGTTCGTCGCCTGCCTGCCGTCCTTGGTCGCCTGTGCGTCGTCTCGAATGGCTTGCTCTCTGTCCTGCCGGTCCTGCTCTCGCTCTGCGTTTTGTTCCGCAGCCTTTTCCGTGCGGCTCTCGATGCCTGGACGTTCCTGCCGTCGCTGCTCTGCACGGGCGGCGTTCTCATCCTTGATCCCTTGAACCCGCTCTTCCGTGTCCTTCGCCCCAGTGATGAATCCCTGAACCCTCGTCCATGCGATCTGGATGCCAGCCACAAGGTTGTCAAAAGTCGCCATCACGCCGTTAGCGATGTTGTCGAAGAACCCGAGGATGTAGGCTCCCATCGTGTTGAGCAGCGACGCGGAGTTCGTGTAGATCGTGTCCCATGCGATGTAGATGCCCGAGCCGATATCTGTGAAGACGTCCTGAAACGCTGCCACCCACGGATCGACGTAGCTCATCAACGCTTCGGTGCCACGCAACCAGCCAGCGACAAGCCCAGCCCAGAGAATGTCCATCGCACCCGACAAGTCGCCGGCAGCGACGGCCTCGTAGACGCCGTTGAATGTCGTCGTTGCAGTCGTGGCGAGATCGCCCAAGACGACGATGCCGTCAGAGATCGCTGTAGAGAAGCCGCCAGCAATGGCACCGCCAGCATCAGAGACGTATCCGGCAAGGCTAGAGAATGCCCCTGTGATCTGCGGCGCAAACTGCTTGACGGCAGCACCAACGCCCAACGCAGCCGCAGACAAGAGCAGCAGCGGTGCCAGAGGTGCCAGCCACGCAGCGGCGACGGCAGCGGCAGACGCCACAGAGCCAGCGACAGCCATTGCGCTGGCGGCAAGGTACGAGCCAAGCCCCGCGACGGCAGACGCAACGAATGCACCCACGCCACGCAGAGCAGAGCCTACCCACGCCGCCGACATCGCAGCCGTTGACGCAATTGTCTTGCCGACAGCACTCGTGAGATTGGCGGCGTACTGTGCCATCCGTGCCGTCACGCCGGACGCCCACCATACGAACGACTTGTAGGTGAGCGTCAAGCCGCCGACGATGTCAGCCGCAAACACCGCCATTGACTTTCCGACAGCGACGAACGGTGCCGCCAGCGGAGCAGCCAGCCTCGATACGGCTGCGGCAGTCGATGCCGTGCTTTGCGCGATGAGCGTGGCAGCACTGCCGACCGTTGACGCCGCGAACTTGGACGACGCACCCGCCGTCTTCATGGATGCCGAGAACGCATTGGCGAACGTGTCAGCCCCCACAGAAGACGTGATCCATGCCGCTGCCGTAGCACCAGCCCGAGAGATCGTGATCGCCTGCACGCCAGCAAGTGCGCCGGTGTAGTAGGTGATCATCGCCTTGATGTGCGACAGGAAACCGGCACTTGAGGCGATGCCGGTGGCGGCCCACGTCGCCGCCACCACTCCTAAACGGCTTGCGGTCGCAGCAGCCATTCCAGCGAGCGATGACGCATACACAGAAGCAGCGGCACCGGAGCGGGCAACGAATGCTGTGACAGAAGCAGACGCCTTCAGCATTGACGAGCCGATAGCGTTCGCCAGCTTCAGCGTCTCAGGCATCGCCAAGGCGAAGCTCTTGCCGACGCCCGAGGCTGCGCCGATCAGCATAGTGAGCGGCGACAGAGCGAAAGATGCCGCCTTGCCGATTCCGGCAAAGCCGAACGACGTCACCAGGAGCGACAGCCCAAGGCTCGTCATCGCACCGCCGATACCAATGGCAGCGACTGCCAGCTTGGCGAACCCGGCGACGGCTTCCTTGTTCTTGCTGATGAAGTCCGTCAGCCCGTCAATAAACCCCGTGATGAACGGCAACGCACTTGCGAGCGCCGGTGCCACGGCATCCGTAATGGCAATCGCCATTCGTTGCATCGCAGCCAGCACGCTAGAGAACGAGCCGGACAATCCCGACATCACTAGCTTGTACTTCTCGCCCACCGGCAGAGCGGATGCCATCGCTTCCCGCATCGCCGTGAATCCATCCACGCCTTCAGAGGCGAGGATCGACGCCGCACGAATAGCGTCAGCACCGAAGATACGGCGGAAGATGTCGTCCTTCGCCGTCTGGTCTAGCCCGCCCATAGCCTGATTGAGCGTGCCGATGATCTCCACCATCGGCTTCATCTGGCCGTCTGCACCACGGAACGAGGCGACAGACAGCCCGAGTTGATCCAACGCACCCACGGCATCGTCAGCCGGTGCCATAAGCCTCATCAGCATCGTCTTGACGCTGGTGCCTGCGTCCGACCCCTTGACGCCAGCATTGGCAAGGATTGCCAGCGTTGCCGACAGATCCTCGATGCTCTGCCCCGCCAGCCCGGCGACCGCAGACGACATCGAGAACGCTTCCGACATCTGAGCAATCGACGTGCTGGACGCATCCGCAGCCGAGGACAACGCATTTGCGGCGACGTCGGACGATACCCGGAACACGTTCATGGCGTCTGACATCACCACAGCCGCCTGGGCGACGTCCATCTCGCCGACCTTGGCGAACTCTAGCGCCGTCTTGCCGGCACCGCCGAGCACGGAATCAAGCGACATGCCAGCCTTGAGAAGCTCAAGCATGCCCTGTGCGGCTTCCGTCGGCCCGACGCCGAGAGCCTGCGACATCGCCATTGACGACGCCTTGATCTGGTCGATCTGCGCCGCAGTCGCACCCGTGCTCGCCCGAATGTTGAGCAGCGTCGATTCAAACGCTGCACCCTGACGCACGGCAGCGGCGATAGGTGCCGCCATGCCAATGCCAGCCGCAGCCAGCTTGCCGCCGCCTGAAGCAAGCGAGCGGCCCATGTTGCCGAGCGACTTGTTGACCTTGTTCAGCGCCGAGAAGAACTTCCTCGGATCGGCACCGATCTCGACAAACACGCCGCCGGCTTTGACTGCTCCTGCGCTCATACGTGTTTCTGCCAGTCCTTGCCGAAGAGGCGTTTCAAGTCATCAGGCGTCGCCTGTCGTGGCTTCGGCTTTTTCGCGTACGGGTTGAACTTCCTTGGGTCGGCTCTCGGTGAGTGCTTGTCTCGGTTCAGGTTCGCTGCTTGCGCTAACAGGTTCGCCGTGTGCCACCAGTCGTGCTCTAGGCGGCTGTCACGAGCGGCGAAGAGCTGTCGGACGGTCCACTTGCCTGGATGGACTCCGAGGATTCCAGCGGCTTCCCAGACTGCGTCCCAGATGCTCCGGTGAGGCTCTCGATCGTCGCCTTCTCCAGACCCGCCTCCGCTCGACCCAACATCTCGCTTGCGACCTCGTCCATTTTCTGAGCGAGAAGCCCGATCATCTTGCGGAGGCGCTGGGGGAAAAAATCGACGAGTTCCTGCTCTAGTGCTTTCGTTGCAGCGTCCAGCGAATCGCCACGAAGACCGTCAAGGAAATCCTCTTTGGACAGCCCCTTCGCTTCGATCTGCTTGGTGAGCATGGCGTAGAGAATCTCGCCGATCTTGGCGTATTGGCTTCGCAGAACCTGGAACGTCTGCGAGATGTTCGCAGCGTCCACCATGTCGAACGGCACAGCCTTACGCTCGCCGCTCTCTTCGCCCACGACATCGACCGTGACGTTGTCGCGGACACGAAGCGCCGACGCCACCGTCAACGCCACCTGCCACGGTCTGCCTTGGTCATCCCTAAACTCACGCATCCCACTTACCTCACAAGAGCCGGATCAGTCATGCGACCTTCAAGCACAAAAGACGCCACGCCATCAATCGGGTCTGTCTCGGAAATCCCAGTCATCACCGCCAGAAACGAAAACCCGGCAGCGCCGCCGTTCACCGTGAACGTCCCGCCCGTGTGCATTCGCTGGAACGCCGTGCCCAAATCCGCTGCGTCGTTCAGTTCGACAGACACGCTGCACTCATAGCCCGTGCTGTAGACCGCTGCGTAGCGACTGCCGTAGGCGTTCACGTCGATCGTGCGTGCGGATTCCGTCAGCGTCACATTGCGAGCGCTGAAGATTTGCCCGCCGTCGAGCACGATCGAGCAGTCTTTACCCAGCGTGATCGCCATGCGTCACGACGCCTCTTTGATCGAAAGTGAATAGGTCACAGCACCATCAAGCGAGATGTTTTCCGACACGCTCATGACCGTGTAGCCGGTCGGATTCGCCGCCTCAAGCGACGTGATCACGCCGTCAGCGTCGTGACACTCGATCTCCCACGTCCGCGTGGTGTAGCCAGCGAGGAACGCCTTGCGGCCTGCGCCGGTGCCGACGTTGCTTCGGTTCGAGATGTCGATCGTTTCGCATTCCTCGGTGAACGTCGCCGAGATGATGCCTTCGCCGAATGGAATCGTCGCCGATGCGTCTTTTCCGAGTGTGATAGCCATGTGTGATGGTTCCTGCGTGTGGGTGGGTGATCAGGTGGCGGGAGTGGTGCGAGAACCCGAGACGGAAAACGTCACGATGCCATCGAGCGGCTCGCTACGCGAAATGTTCGTGCAGACGTAGGTGGCATTGCCGGTGATTGTGCCGCCGATGGTGAACGTGCCGCCGACAGTGACGCCGGGAGAATCGACGCACTCAACCTCGACGGTCTGCTCGATCAATGCCTTGCGAAACTTGCGGCTTGTGTCGCCAAACTTCGTAACGTCCACCTCGGACGCAGAGTGGCTGACGGTGCAGCTGCGAGCATTTGCGACGCCCGTAATGGTGACGTCCTTGCCCAGCCTGATAGTGACGGTGCCTGTAGACATGCGGTGCCTCGTGTGCGAGTGCCAGCGGTGCGGCTGGTTCGCTCACGGTATGGGCAGGCAGGCGGAAACTAGACCGGGTATGCCGTGGCTAGTTTCGGGCCAGCATGTTCTTCCATTTCTCGTTGGCTTTGGCAACGGCGGCGTCCACACGCTTCGACCCTGCCATGAATGGGCGGGCCGGATAGCGAGCCATTCGGGTGATCGTCGTGCGTTCCCAGTTGCGGGAGTTCTTGAACCGCCCCGCCTTGTCGATCTGCCAGATCAAAGCACCGTATTCGTACTGGTTCTTCTGCGGGCCGAAGCTCTGCCCCTTGGTGAAACGCCCGCTGGCATCACGTCCTGCACCGCTCCTACCGGCTGACTTCCGCAGGTACGCATTGCGTGCCGCACCGACGCCGATTCGCCACGCCGTTTGTTTTACGGTGCCGCCCATCTGGTGCAGCTGCGCCAGCCAGGGCTTCGTCTTGTACGTCCCGATGACGGCAGTGACACGGGCGGGATCGTAGAAGTCCATGATGTCGTAATAGAACCACCGCCGTGGCGACCACGACTTGATAGGCTTACCTGCCGCCCTTGGCTCACCGGAAGAGTATCCAGTGATGTCGAGATACAGACCGCCGACAAACTCAATCGGCTTGCCCCGCCCCATCCGCTTCCGTGCCGCCGCCGATGTCTTTGGCGGGCTTTGCCCGATGCCCTTCTGTGCGGCCTGCTTTATGTTGTGCCCAAGGTTCGACAACACCTTGGCGTTCATGCGGCCAATCATCTTCGCCACCTTCGGACGATCAAAGAAGTTGCCCCTGATCGACGCACGCAGCCGGAGCCGCCCGAGCGTATCCGCAGACATCTCCCGGCGATTGCCGCCGATCATGCCGGGACGGATGAATGCCCGGCTCATGCCAGAGAGCATCGAAGGCATAGCCACCTCCTAGACGGTCGGCGACGGAAGCACGTTCGACTCGAACACCCGATACGTCGCAGTGATCACGGCACGCCAGACGTTTCGCTCTGTCAGTGCGTCGTCGGGATTCAGGTCGATCTGCACCGTCTGCGGGCTGGTCACGCCCGCCGGCCACGTCACGGCAGAGCCGAACGAGTGGGCACGCACCTGGAGCATGACCCTGTCGGCGAGATCGAGCATGGCATCAACGTCGCTGTCACTCTGGACGTGCCGCCCGACGAACACGGAAACGGTGTAGTCCACCTGCATCATCAGTCGGCTGATGCGTGTCACCTCGGCGTTGCCAGGCACGACCAAGACGTGCGGCACGCTCATCGCCTCTAGGTCAAGGTTCGCCCAGTTGCGACGCTCGACGACCGTGGACGCAATCGCCCACGTCACCGACTGGAGACCGTCGGCGAGACTGTCAGCGAGTGTGCGTAGCGTGCTGCTCATGTCTCACCCGAGAGTGTTGACGATTACCCTGCCAAGTGCCCACCGCATCGCCGCCGCCGAGGTGCGTGCCGCGACCACGCCACACGCTGCGGCGACTGTTAGGAGAGTGGCGAGGTAGATGGTGCCTCTCACGATATACCCCACTTGGTCATGAGGTAGCTGACTAGCTGCGAGGCGTCTGTGCTGCCAATGGCTGCGTTGTAGATCGCCACCTCGTGGAACACGCCAGCCAGACCGCTATCAGCCGCAGGAGTGCCGGACTCGCCAATCCGCATAACGGTCGAGTTCATCGACGTTGTGCTCGTCGTGCCCGACGATGTGCTGGCGTTTCTGTAAAGCGTTACATCTCCACCATTCAGCGTAAATCCGACCACTACCCGCTGGTTGATGGTTGCTGCGGTGGTGCTGACCACAGAACCGGAGTTTCGATAGACCTGCACGATCGACACGTCGTCGCCCAGCAAAATCCCGTCGTTCGATGCGTAGTCGTGGTTTGACCCGTTGGATGCGGAGAAAAAACGTCCGTATCTGTTGAGACCGCTATTTCGCGCCGTGAGCGTAGCGACGATAAACACTGACATAGCGTTGGTCGTCTGCGACAGGTCGGACGACATGAAACGGCTGGTGTTCTCTGCGCATGCCAGCCCCGTGCTGGTCAATATCGGCCGGTAGGTGGAGTTGGACTGCACGAAGTGGTTGCTGTTTCCGCTTAGGTCATTCCAACGCGCTACAGCGTTACCGTTTGAAACAACGCTTCCGCCGGATGTGGCGTCGTACATCGACGATGACACGGATGAGTCCAGCCATACTCGCAGCCCCGCTACGCTTGATGGCGTAAACGCCACCGGCGTCACGCTGCTCGTCGCGCTGGAGTAAGTCCCAGTGCCAACGCCATTCACTGCCGCCACGCGGAAAACATACGCCGTTCCGTTGGTCAGTCCCGTCACCGTCGCTGAAGTCGCGGTCGAGGTGCCGTCGCTGAACGTCGTCCACGTCGAGCCGCTGTTTGATGAATACTGCACGACATAGTCGGTGATCGGCGTCTGGGCCAGCACGGTCGGTGCAGTCCACGAGAGAGAGACTTGTGCGTTGGCAGCGGATGCGGTCAGGCTCGTCGGAGCAGGCGGCAGGAAGAACGCCCGCAGCGTCGTGTCCCCACCGCCACCACCACCAGCAAACTCGACGATCGCGCCCGTGTGGTCTCGGTAGTACAACTTCCCGTCTCGGAAGTTCAGAGCCAGTTCGCCGTCAGCCAGCGTGGTCGGTGCCGCGTTGGCTACGCTCGATCGCTTCAACTGAATCAAGTCAGACATACGCTAGCTCGTAGGGTTGGCGCTGGTGGGTGGTGTGAACGTGCCCGTGTACCGTGCCGCAGACGTGTAACGCACGTCGTCGATGCTGCCATCAAACCAGAGCGGCGCACCGTCTGAGAATGACCGACCGAGGAGTATCCGGTTTGATGGAAAGTTGGTCGTGTTTGCGACGGGCGATCCGGCGACGGAGCCGTTGACAAACAGTCGCAGAGTCCCGCTGGCGCGACATACGGCAACGTGCTGCCACTGCCCTGCCGTCAGTGCCGACCCCGTTATCACAGTGCCGCTCTCGACCACAGCCGTCTGGCCGCTGGATAGCGTGACGGCAACGCCAGCCGCAGTGCTCGTTCTCGTGTCAAACAAGTATTGCGCGTCTACGAGCAGGGCTGCTGGTCGCACCCACATCTCAAGCGTGAAGTCGCCCGTGCCGGGAATGATCTCGCTCATGCCGTCAACGATTTGCAGATAGTCGCCGTTGCCGTCGAGGAGCAGAGACCCCGCGCCGAACTTCGGCGAACTCGTGGCAATCGCCGCGTTGCCGAACGCCGTCACGGTGGCACCAGTCCCCGAGCGGAAGTCGTTCGTGTTTGTGTTGAGCGGCATCAACAGCCGAACGCTTGACCAGAGCGGGTCGTTTCCAGATGGTGCCGCAGCCGCTGCGTATACGCCGCCGTCTACGTTGCCGCCCGAGCCACCGCCAGGAGGCGTGCCGCCGATGTCGGCGTAGGTCAGCGTGATAACGCCCGTGCGACCCGCCACGCTTTGGACGGGTGCGGCTGCGATCTCAAGGTATGCCGAACCGCTCCATCGGTAGATCTTGCGAGTATCGACCGCAACGTAGATCACGCCCACGTCACCAGTGCCCGGAAACGCTGACAGGCTCGCCGCCTCTCGCACGTCGTCCAAGAACGTCGGCAGTTGGCTGGACGGCACAAGACCGTTGACCAGCGTGGCGTAGGTGCCCGAAGCCTGCTTGCCGTCCAACGCCGTCTGCAAGCCCGTCACGTCGCTTATAGCGTGCTGGTGGGCTGCGGGTGCGAAAGTGCTCGGAATGCCAGAGAGTGACGAATACGTAATCGAACCGACAGCGTGAGAGTGGTCTGCACGCGCCGCCGTAAGAGCCGTACCAGCCGACGCAACGCCGAGCGGCTGTGGAGTCTCGTCGCCAAGGTTGATCGGCGGTCCAGCCGGTCCAGCCGGTCCTGTTGCGCCCGTGGCTCCCGTGGCACCGACAGGCAGCACCAGATTTAAGGTCTGTGACGGAGCCGCTCCGGTGATCGTCGCAGACGCCGACGATCCGCTTGCCACCGTGCCGATAGATAGCGAGTTCGCCGGTCCGGTCAAACCAACCGCGCCCGTGGCACCAACGCTGCCCGTGGCTCCAGTCTCGCCACGAGGTATCGTAAGCGACAGTGTTTGGCTCGGTGCCGTTCCGCTGATCGTGGCAACCGCAGATGATCCCGCCGCGCCCGTCAGTACCGTGCCGATCGACAACGAGTTCGCTGGCCCGACCGCTCCCGTGTCGCCCTTCGGCCCACGCTCGCCCGTCTCCGAGAACGTGACGTTCACGACCGATCCGTTGCCGACCGTCGGATTGATCGTCGTGGAGCCGACTACGGAAACGCTGATTTCACTCATGCGCCGGGTGCCCTCGGAATGCACGCACCCGCAAGAATCGTGCGGGTCATCGTCGTGTTAGGCGT